TCTACGTGCTTTAGTGCCGCCTCAAATTTAGAGGCGTCTGCGTCTATTATCGCTGATAGTTTTACATCAGGTGTACCATCCATGCCGTTACCTCCTCTGTGCGTTCTCTGCCTCTGCACGCCGCCTCATTTCCCTCTGTGCGCGTGCCTCTATCTCCTCATAGGCTAATGCCCTGTGATACCAAATTGCGGGTTGTTTCAGTAGTTCAAAGGGCGAACAGTTTAGGGTCTTAGACGCACGGATCAGAGAGTACCAGTAGGGAAGCTCGCCAAACTTCCCATACGATACGAGGTACTCAAATGCGCCATCCCTTACGACTTTGGGACGTTTACCGCCGTTAGCAAGGCAGAGGCAATCGCCTGAAATACTGCATCAGGCATCCCTAATAGTGCCTCTAGCGAGAAGGGAATAGGCTCCCCCTTCTTTTTCATATCCCACCCACTAATAAGAGGGAGGTATACCTCTTTGACAAAATCTCCGTGCGAAATACGCTTTGCCTCAAGGTCGGCGTTTAGTGTCTCAAGCCTCATCTGATAGGCGAGCGTGCGAGAGTGTACTCTGTGGAATACATGGAATACCTTCCCTTCCACATAGCAGGGTATGCGTACCGTTTCTTCCATATAATCGGCAAAATCAAACTCCTCTGCCTCTGCGGTGTTTACATCTGCCTCAAGGGGCATACTCTCTGCCACCTCTTCCCCTATGACTTCTAATTTCTTCTGCATCTGCTTGCCTCCTAAAAAAAGTCCCCTCCCCGCATAGCAGGGAAGGGAGCTTGCGTTGACCCTTATTCTACCCTACAAAGTAGAGAGAGTAGTATCTACCTCAATTTTCATCGCGCCGCCGAGCGTGCTATCCTCTACCACGTCTGCGGTGAAGGTTACCGCGTATGCGTCGTCACTGTCTCCATGCGATCCCCCTGTGAGGTCTGCCGCCATTGTGATCCGTAGCCGTTCCGTGTAGTAGGTATCCAATGTTGCCCCTTCCACTTCCCACACTATGTATACCCGCGTACCGTCATCGAGATTATCCAATTCCGTCAAAGCCTCATCGCTTTTCGGGAGTACAAAAGTGAAGGTAGTTTCGTAGGGTGTGCCTGTAACGCCCGTAAATGACGTGTACGCGCTGTTTTGTGTGTTACGTGGCTTCTTAGACGTACCGAATGAAAAACTACTCTCAAGAGGCTCTTCCAAAAGGGTAAGGTTATTCAGGCTTGTACCTATATAAATATTCACCCCCGCCGGGTCAATGAGACGCGGCGCAACGTCTGCCACCCCTTCGGAGAGCGTGATTGTCTCATCCATCACCCTGCCAAAAATATTCCCGTTAAGGGTGAGTTCGTTATCGTTGCTACGGAGTTCCATAGAGGAGAGTGCCACATAGGGTACTTGTGTGGCACGCGAACAGTTCCCCTTCTCAAGCGTGTAGGTCTGTGGGGATTCATCACACTTTAGGCGTGGGACGAATAGCCACTTGTAAAGGGAGGAGATCGCCGCCACCGTAGGGCCTGCGGAAAGTCCCGTACCACTCATCTGCAAGGGGCGGGTATCGCCTGCTAGTGCGCCCAACAAGGTAACGCGGTAGACGTTAGAGGATACGAGTTCCACAAGTACATTCGTATCTATGGTACTCATAGCCTCAAATGCCGCCTGCACCGCCGCCGTATTTGCATTACCTGCAATACTACCAGAGGTCACCCCGCCGAATGACGCCGTGTAGGAGTGTGAGGCGTTCCCATCCTGCGTAAACGTCCATACCCCCAAAGAGGCAGGTACAAATCCGTTCGTGTTTGCCAATGCGGTGAACCCGTCTCCTGCCCCTGTGAGGCTATCCTCTGCGTATGTGAGTGCGCCTGTGAGGTACACCTTGTAGGAACCTGCGCTCCCTGTTACCTGCACCTCTGCATCTGCGATAGTAGAGAGGGCACGTATCGCTGTAGCGATAGTAGCCGCCGAAGCGTTCGCCGCAATGTTTCCTGTCGTTGCACCCCTAAAGGTCAGGGTGTAGTTATCAGAATCATTCGTAGTAGTGAGGAGGTACACACTAGCAGGGTTTTTACTCCACATAGAGGAGAGGAGGTAGAGTATCTCAGAGAAAGAACCCTCTGCCTCATACGTACCTTCCGTGCGCCCCTTGCCTTTGGTGTGACCTCTGCCAAATCGGGAATGGGAGGGTTTTACCCGCTTCCGATTCACCACCTTTTGAGGTAGGAATGATACAGAGGGGAGGCGTTTTGTTGCCGCCACTGGCGTACCCGCTGTACTCTCTAATCCAATGTACGCGCCCTGCGTAGCAGAGCTTGTTATTTTCCGCATTGTTATGCTCCTTGCGCTGATACGCGCTATTGGGGTAACCGTGTACGCCGTCAGAGGCTCGCCGCCCGTGCCGTGCGTGGATGAAGTAGTAGTAAGTAGCCTAAATTCTACCCTGTCTCTTAGGTTAAGGGTATCTGCAAAGTAGAGATTGTACTCTATCTCTACCGCCTCATTGGTAAGAGGGAAATAGTTTGACGTGTTACGCGCCGTCTCCACTCCCTCCCCTCCTGTGTAGGTAGCAGGAGAGGTTAGTACCTGCGTGGTACTGTCTCCATCGGTGAAATTGGAAGAAGAGGTAATGCGTACCCCTGTGCTACCTGCTGTGGTAGTCTCCCAATCCGCGCCGTTTATACGGTGTTGGAGATAGTAACGTCCCTGCCCATCTTCCAATGCCAATATACCAAAACGGAGGCGTAAAGTCTCCTCCTTAGATACCGCAATAGCCGTATCTGCCGCTTCGACGGGAGTACCCGCACCTAGTGCGCCGTCATCCTCATACCACCGAAACGTATTTTGCTCCGCACTTACAGGAGTCACCGCCGCCGCCTCATAGGTAAGAGAGATTTCCGTACCAGTAACGGAGGTAAGCAACGGCGTGGCAGACTTTGCAGAGTTCGCGTAGAGTTTTACGTCTATGTCAAAATACTGTCCTTCCCCTTCTGTGAGGGTGTTCGCGCCGTTTGCCGCACTTGTCCAAGAATCCGCCTCTTTGTTGGAGGTAGCCGCCGCCCCGCTTGCCCCATGCCCTACGCGGTATTCCGCACTCGTACCCGTAGGGAGGACTAGAGGGAGGTACAGAGAGGTAGCACCACTCCATTCTGTAGTATCAATAGGGGAGGTCAGGGAATAGATCGCGCTCGTTTCGTACCGTACTGCATCTGCCTGCACCGCCGCCAAATTTAGGGCAGTATTGTAGAGTATGACGTTGGCAATATTACCCCGCCACCCCTGCACGCCCCCATCTTTCCAAGTGCCGATTGTGAGAGTACCCGTATCAGAAGAGGGTTGGTTACCCGCCACCGTTGCACCTAGTGCGCCATCCACATAGAATCGGTAGTTTGTGCCGTCAAATGTGACCGCATAATGATGCCAATCGTTATCCGTGCAGGTCAACCCGCTACTGCGGAATGCCGTACCATCATATACGCAAAGTTTATTCGCGTATGTGGGTTGACCGATTGCAGTAGCCGTACTACTAGGCATAAAAAGGAGTGCCCACCCACCCGCGCCGCCATAGTTGCAGAGAAGAGTACCTGCGTAGGGAGAGGTATTAGACGTAGGGTTGTGCGCGTACCGTGCAAAACACTCTATGGAGAAGTTACCAGAGGTAAACCTATAAGAAGCCTCATTGGTTACCTCTATGTTTGCTAGGTTTGCTGTTGTGTCTCTAGTCCAAAAGAACCCACCATTACCGCCTAATTGATCAGGGGCATCAGGTAACCACGCGCACCCACCTGCAAGGCTTACTGTGAGTGCCGCCGTGCCACCATCTGCGAACCCACTCCCGTACCCCCGCGTGCAGTCCTGATATATCAAGTGTGAGGCGTCTTTAGCAGGGAGGGTTGCCCAAGATACCACACTCGTAATACCCGTGCGTACCACCTTAGAAAACTCTGCAAACCACATATAGCCTATCATGCCGAACCTGTTAAAGTTCTGCTGATTGCCTAGTGTGAACTGTTGCTCGGAAGAGAGGAGAGTACCTGCACCGTTGAGCGTGCTTACTCCATCCTCATTACTCATAGTGAGTTCCGCGCACGTGCCTGCGTTTAGGTTCGTCAAGTACACGTGTACGCCTGAAGCGTTCCTGCTCCCGTCATAGGTCACGTGTACTATGTAGTCTGTGTTGAGGGCAAAAGTCTCCGTACTCACTAGACCGATCATATCCGTATTCAGGGTTTGGATAATACGTACACGGATTTTACCGTCTGTACCGTAGAATGCCTCATGCCCTTTATAGTCTGTTGGGTGTGTTACCGTAGTGTAGAATATCCCATACTGCCCACTTACAGGGAGTTCATTGACGCGAAACGCACCCCGAAACGTATAAGATTGGGTGTGTTCAATATTGATATTGCTATCACCCGCCGCGCCTATTGTCACATAAGGGGCAACCGTGCCATTTGAATCGCTCTCGTAGAACCAAAACCCGCTATAGTCTGCGCCCCGTGGGGAGGAGGGAGGCACATAGTGTACGTAGTCATCATCCGCCGTAGACAAAACCCCGTGATTGCCTTTTGCAGAGGTTACCTGTGTGCCACTCTTAGTATTACAGGCATTCGCGAACACCACCGTACTACCTGTAGGGAGTTGTTTCTGCCGTAGTCGGAGTATGTTATTGAGATTTACCCCTGAAGAATCAGGAGTAAAATCATCTGTGGCGATCTGGTATGTGGTCATAGTTCCCCTACCTGCACCAAAATAGCATAAATGCCGCCTAAGTGCTTAAAGTGCCTATCGTCTACGGTCTCAGTGTATTGGAGTGCGGATTGCTTGGATATATTCTCAAAGGTATACCCATCTTGCGAGAGGCAGTAACTTTGCACTAGGCAAGTATCCAGTGCCCCTGCGATTGCGCTTAACGGTGCGTAGGAGTCCCCTGCCCCCACCGCCTGCACAGAATAGATTAGACGGTGCAGGAGAATGCCGCCTCCGTTTTTGTGAAGAGGCGTAGAGGCAAGGAACCCTACAATTATCAGAGGGAAAGAGGATTGAGGAGGAGGTATATCCATGTACACCCTGTCCCCCACCAATCCCTGTAAAGTAGGGTCTGCGGTTATCTGCTCATAGAGAAATTTGTTTACCGCCGTTGTTTCATTCATACCGCACTATGTACCTTTTCCCGTGCCTGCCGTGCTTTTTCGCACACTCTGCAATTCCCCTCTGCGGTGTGGGAAGCATTGTCAAGGTTCTCCTCCCCTGCGCCTATGAATATCACTATACCGCAGAGGCTTAGAGGAGAATCCTTAAAGTAGTGTGCGTACTTCATTCTGTAGGGTTTCCCCCACCCTGCGTATTTCTGTGCCATCAGACTACCTCCTTTAAGCGTTTCGCGAATGCGCTTTTCTGCGCTTCCACTACGGGAGTGAAGAAGGGGCGTGCCGCCATTCGTACCGTACCATACTCTAAGAATACCGCGTACTCTGCACCCACGCGCACTATGGCACGCATTTTTTCAGGCTCTAGTTTGGTGCTTATGGAGTTCACTAAAAAACCTGTATCTGTTGCAGGTGCTTCGCCCGGTGCAGAGGCTTGGTGCGTGATAAGACGCCTGCGCTTCCCCTTCCCCCGCCGCGTGTATACCCTACCTGTCTTTGCCCCTGTCTGGATCGCCGCTTTTACGTCTGCCTCTATGGCAAACGCCGTTACGCGGATCACGCCCCAAAGTGCCGCCTTACTCTTGCGTATCACTTCTACAGGAGAGATTAACCACGTCACATCCACGCTAGACGGCATCTAAATGCCTTTCTTAGGGCGTCTGCGGCTATACCCCACAGAATATACCCCTAATGACATTACCGCGTACCGTGCGGCGCAATCAATGTCTTTGGTAGTAGCGTAGGTAGCCGCGCCTATAAGGAGTGCCACCCCCATAGAATGCGTGGTAACCTTACTCCAATCTGTACGCACTATGCGATCAATATCTCTCTGTTCCATCACCCCATCCCCCTGCCAGATCGTAGGAGGGTTTGCACCTGTGCGCGTATCTCTATTACTGCATCGTGCAAGGTGTTGTTTTCCTTATCTACTTTATCAATAGAGGCTTGCACGGCGTTTAGATCGCTTTTCGCACTACGAAGCAATTCGTCAAACCTTTTGTCGGTCGACGCCTTGAGGTCTTGAATCTCCTTGCGGGTGTACTCTCCCTCTACCCTGCTTTTTGTGAGTGTTACGAGTAGTACCCCTAATTGGGTCAAGAGGAATATAACCACAGGAATTATTACAGTAATGTTCTGCACTAATGGAACCCACCTTCTACCCGCCTGCCGCCGAAGCGCAGGCAGAGATCGTTAGGAAGCGTTATTTCCGCTATGAGGTCATACTGCACCCCTGATATTATCACCCGTCGCCCCTCTAGGTAATGCTCGGAGATCGTCTCCTGTAGGGAGAGGGGAAACTCTATAATGCACGTGGCATCCGCCATACCCTTGTATACGTCCCGTGCCTGCCTATGTACTGCTACCACGTTACATTTATAGGTATCATCGTCCCCCACTGTGGGAGTGAGTGTATACCCGCCTTGCTCGTCCCCTGTGGTAGCGTAGGTCAGTAGGGAGAAGGTTATCTCCATCTCCCCCGCATAATGATTACTCAAATTCTCTCGTAGTTCGGAGTTCATATATCACCTATGGGAGAGGGAGGGTATTTGTCGTCAAAGGCTCTATGCCCACTAGTTGGGAGGAACCCATACCGCGCCTGCGCCGCCAAATTTTCGCCTGCGCCATACAGTTTTTTTGTATTTCCTCACGCTTATACGTACTGCTGTTGTGCGTGTAGGTAATATCCGTAGCGGCGTTTGCCGCCTTTAACTCCCACGCATAGGCAACCGCGAATTCCAATTCATGCGTAGGAGTCCAATTCTCAGAAGATACCACGTACCCATCTGCGTCTGCACGTCTACTTTGTAGCGCGATTTCGGCTAACTGTCCTTCGGTCAGGGCGGGATATTGTGAGGTGTTGGCTAATATCGCTACCCGCGCCAAAAGTTCCGCCTGCGTTATCGGGATCGCCTGTGGCATCGTCCTGTACCTCCTCTATGGGATTCTCTTCTCCATCTTGTGCAGAGAGCATACGAGCAAAGAATTCTCTATCCGTCTCCTGTGTTTCTATCGCACCCCGCTTCTGTTTTTCAAGAAGTGCCTTGCCTGCCTCATCCTTCATCACCTTATAGAGAGGCTCCCCGCCCTCTGTGTAGTTGGTGTTCAGTAGCATTCGCGCCGCCTTTGCGCTTTGCAGGCTTACCTCTTCCGTCTGCGTGTTTTGCAGGTAGACGGCGTTATGTGTGACAGAACCCCGCGCAGGTCTTTCAAGAATATTCCCGTACCTGTCGTACTGGTAGGAACCGTCTTTATTTGTTACTGGTATGGTGCGCTGTACTTGTATCATTCGATTTGCCTCCGTAATCCCTCTAGAATGGGTTTTAAGCCCGTTTTCACCCATGCAGGGAGAGTTTTACCCCTCCCTACTGCATCATGCCTCAGATCGGCGTTTAGTCTGTGCTAATACGTCCTGCCTGAATGACTACTTCCACAAACCCCGCGGGGTCTGCCACACCCGTACCCACGTGGGTAGAAACCCAATCCAGAATATCACCCTCTGATACCTCAAGGTTTGCCGCCGTAGCGTTAAGTGTGATTGTTTTCGCCACTTTTGCCGTAGCGTTTACCCCACTGTTGTACTGCAAGAGGGCTATTTGTGTCGTACCACTACCCGCCGCGCCGCGATTGTACAATTCCTGTTTGCGGGTATTCGTGTCTGCACCTGTGACGGTAGAGAGGGGAACCCAAGATACGCTTTCTACTGTCCCATCACAAGGAACACGGAGTGCCATAGTAGTAAGATCGGAACCACTTGCCACCGCAGGGGCGGCGAACCTTAGACGCACCGTTCGCGGGTGCGCGTTAGTATTTCGTGCCAATTAAGACACCTCCTTTACAAGAAGGGAGGGTATTCCCTCCCTGTAGACTACGCCGCACGCAAGAGGGCAAAGGGGAACCGCGTACTATCGTTGGAGTTAAGGCGATTCACGGGGTTTGCGATTGCCCACGCGAAACGCGCACGTACACGAAGTGCCACCATGTCTTGCTGTGCGAGGTTATAGAGGATATTCCCCTCTGTGTCGGTGATCACCGCCTCCGTTAGAACCTTCCACTCCAAATCCTTCCGCACGCCGATTATGCCCTGCTGAAAGTCCCCGCTGATCATGTGTGGGAGGTTGCTACCAGAGGTCACCCACCCGCCGTTTACCATGTAGTTTATGGGGAGACCGTAGAGGGAGGGAGAGGTACTACCATCGTTAAGGCTATTCAGGTAGAGGAGTTGGCGGTTTTGATCACGCAGACCACGAAGCTCGCCGCGCATATTCACCCGCGCCGCGTGACCGTTACAGGTGTACCCGTCTGCCTCTACGAGTGCCATAGCGTTAGAGATTTCTAAGGCTACGTCGTTAGTAGAGGATTGTGCCGCACGGGTAATATAGTTGCCCGCATTGGTACACCCCGTTACAAGGTCATCACTCCATGAGGAGGGCTTATTCGTGCCGAAGAAAATCGCCGCGTCAAGGAGGGAACCCACTGCTTCCGCAATGTCTTTGCGGTATTCGCCCCAAATATCGAACGCGCTATCTTCTAGCACTGCTTCAGGGATCGGCACGATTGCCGCCACTTCTTCGGCGTTAAGATAGAGGTTATCCCACGCCATAGAGGTAGTCTGCTTCAGTCCTGTATCGCCATTGACGAAATACGCTGTAGCAAGGGCAGAGGTTACGGGGATTCTTTGCTGACCCCTACTCATAGGGGTTTGGCGGAACATATTGAGGGCAAGGCTATTGCGAGTGACATCGGTAAGGATCGCTGTTGCCGCCTCTTCAGGTATGAGAGGGGAGGCGTCATCACGATCTATAATGCTATTGTAGGGCATCTACGTTTCTCCTAGTGCCCTCAAAACGTCTCTACCTACCTGCACGCTTGCGAATTAGGGCGTTCATGTCTACGGGAGGTTTCCCCCCACCCTGTGACCCTGCATCTGCGCCTAGTACCTTCGCCGCGCCGCTTGCAGGTGTGGAGAACAAAACAGGGTATGCGCCCTTTAATTCTGCGATTACCTCACTGATACTTTTCTCCACTACTTTACCCCCGTCAATCTGTACCTTACTGTAGTCTGCGAGTTTTAGTACCGCATCTACGTGCGCCACCTGCTCTTTGTGAAGTGCGCGAAGCAGGGCGTTCTCTTTTTGGGTAGTAGTGTATCCTGTTTCTAGTGTGGTATGTGCCTTAGTAAGTTCCTCGATTTGAGAGGCATAAGTTTGGGATTCTTTGGCGAGCTTCTCGTTTTCAAGACGCCGCGCCGTGTTCTCTTTGTTTAGTTTGGCGATAACCACCTGCGGATCGTGTTCATTCCCACCACCGCCTGCACCGCCGCCTGCATCATCTTGTGACATTGGGTAACCCTTCTCCATCTCGGATTGAGTGTGCGCCGTTCCCCATCGCGGGTACTATGGCGACCTCATATTACCGAAATTCTCCCTCTATTGTCAACACAATTAAAAATTATGTGTATTTTGACGTTATTTCGCACACAAGTATTGACATTACCCTTGATTAGTGATATAATGTATTCAAGTTACCCACAAGGAGAAGTTTAGGCATGAGTCCACATTATCAAAATCGTATCCTGCAAGATATGCTTTCAGGGTCACCAGAGCCAGTGATTAAAGGTGCTATTAAAGGTGCGATAGAGGCACTTGAGGAAGTAGAAACCTGCATACAGGCAGAGATGGACAGTTATACCAATAAAGACTTGCTGTTGCTTCCTCATGACCCCACTGCCAAAGACGCACCAGAGGGACTAAAGGCTATCTATGCTGACCTCTTGCGGGTTAAGGATATGCAATACGAGTTGTACCTGATATACTGCAAAGCATAGAGGTATCGCAAGACCGCAAGGGGAGGGTGCGCCCTCCCCCACCATCACAAAGGAGATATGAGAATGTTACGACTTACACGCGCAGAGATCGCACAGGGTCACAATGCCAAATTAGGCAAAAACGGCACGGCGTATATAACCTACCTTGACAGGGTGTTTTATTTTCGAGGTATGTACCTTGATTGCCGTCAAAACCCTAATCGGGTTATCTTTGAGTATTGCACCTCTGCGCTAGCAGGAGGATTAACCATCCCCACAGACGCAGAGACCATAGAATTGGACGTTACGGAGGATTTCCCGATTAAGTATGCACCCCACCCCGAAGGGAAAGCCTTAGTTATGGTTACCCGCCCGGAGGCTCCCCCCGCACCTGTGCGTACCTACATGGAAGAGAGGAGTAACCTGCACCTTAAAAAGTTCCCTCACTCTATTACTTATGAGGAAATAGACTTCACTTTTGAGAAGTACCTGCAAAGTGCAGACGGAACCTATAAGGGTAATCGCTATATCTCCCTAGAGGGGCACGTCCTTAACATCTACGATAGATAAGGGCGCACCCTCCCCCACCATCACAAAAGAGGCATACTGTGAAAAAACTACTACTCATAGTGCGCGATATACTCATACTACTCTTTGTAGTAGGGATTATGGCGTACTTTCTGGCAGAGGGAATAGATCGCCAATATGATACCTACGAAGGTACACGGCAGGGAAACAGAGAGAGGGAAGCCCAAAATGCACGGAGGTAAACGCATAGGGTCAGGGAGAAAACCCACCCCACCCGAAACCCACGTTCGGCAGATGAATATAACCCTCTCTCCCTACCATGCAGACTACCTGCGTACCATGAAAGAAGAGGGTCACCCTTTGCGCCGCACCGTAGAGGAGGCTCTTGACATTCTGATTGCCATAGAGAACCTCTCAGATTTAGAGCATGAGGCATTGGGAGGAGTATTAAATCGTCTTGCAGGGAAGAGGCTCGTACCTGTATGCCCCATTAGCGCAGACGGTATACGCCTCACACCGTATATTATCCTATGCAGTGAGGCGCAGGCAAACGCCGCACGCAAAGAGGATTTGATATAGTAGAGACGAAAAAAAGGGAGGGTGTGACGAAGCACCCTCCCTAGTCTCAAACACCTATGGAGATACATACCCCCATAGTATACCCTAATACCGCAGGTGAATAAATCCCCCGCGGGCATTTCCATTTTGTGCGTAGAAGTCTTTCCAGAAGAGATTGTGCAAACCCACCATACCGCTATTTTCTCTTACCCCTAGTATTTTTATAACGGTAAGAGTTCCACCCTCTGCGGTTTCCTCCTCCCACCCTGCATCCAACACCCCATCTATACCGCACATAGACCCATGCCGCCTATGGTGCGGGTATACGCAGAGTGTACGCTTTTCTTGTAGGATTTCAGGGTGTGCCTGCACCTCCTGTACGGGTATCCAGAGATCGCAGACTTTTGCCCACTCTGCCAATGTGGTAGGTGTGCCTTTGAGAGGATAGGGATTAAGTGCGTCAAGTTTTTTTGCCGCCGCCTCTAGTTTCCCTAACCAATACGCCGTACTCCGCACCCCTGTTTCCTCTCCAAGCCCTTTAGGGGTGAACTTCTTTCTAGTCTGGTAATCCTTATACGCCTCTGCTAATGCTAACTGGGCGATTCTTGCGTGCATAGTTTTTGCACCTCCTCCCTTGTCAAGTATGGCAGGGTTGCTCCGCTGTCTGATTGGCGGAACATCTCTCGTACCGCTTCCACTAAGGCAGGCTCCCTACTGTACCCCTCTATGGGAGTATTCCCCTCTTTAGGGAGGAAGGTTTCCGTGCCGTGTTCCTTCCACACCGTACCTAGTACCATGCAGTACCCCGCCTCTGCGGTCTCCCGTCTCTGATCAGAAATGTAGAGTACACCCCTTTTACCGAATGCCTCTACTATTGCCACCACCCCGCAATCCTCATACCGAAATACTTTAATCAATCTGCCCTCCATAGGCTTTAACATCTGCGCCTAACCCTTCTAGCATTACTACGAACTCATTCTCCCCATCCCCGTAGAACATATCATGACTATTTGCCCCTTTTGAAAAGAAATAATTACTCAATACCCTATGGTGCGGTACTTCCGTGTATACGGTGAGGGTGTTCCCGTAAGGGTATACAGGGCGTGATATAGAGGTACTTTCCCAAGCTCCTCTCTTAAATTGTACCCCTTTTTGTCCTATATCTACTTTGTATTTATCTCGTAGGGTTGCGATATCTTCCGTGCGCCCTAGTTTCAAAGTGCGCTTTACGGTGTCGTTATTCAGGAAGGTAGTTTTCCGCAAGAACTCTATATTAAAGGCGTGCATCGCCGCAAAAGTGCGGTCATATATACCTGCGTCTGGTACATTGTCTTTGAAAGCCTTTTCACCCTCTGCTACTGGCAAACGCCAAAAGTAATCCTTTACGGGTGTATTTCTCCATGCTGTTGCGGATCGGTATTTTAACATGAGAGGAGGTTCACTCCACGAACTACCCGCTTGCCGTGTACTCCATTCACTGAAATACTGGTAGTTCCCGCCCGTGTTGGTTACCACGCGCTCGGCGTGCCTCATAATGCCATTAGAACCCCGCAGGCTATCGAACTCCTTACCCGCCGAGTCTTTGAAGGTAACCGCACCTAGTGCGCCGTGTAGGGAGGCAGGCATCTCCTCTACCACACCCTCCTGCCGCCACCGTAGCATATACTCTGCTATCAGATCGGTGTACCCACTCTTCCACTGGTCTGCTCTCATATCCCCCACAGTCTCAAAAACTGTACGCGCACTCTCAAGGCGTTTCCTCATAGTCTCCCTTACCCCTGCATCAGAGATAAGGTTAAGGTTTGCCTCTAAGGTTTTACCATATAGGGTATGCTGGTCGGCAAGTTGGAATATATCTACGTCCCCAAACACCCCCACCGCCTGCGCCGCGTGCGTTTTGTCTTTCCTCATAGTAATGAGTTCTAAGGGATTCTCCGTAAATGCCGAACCCTTTAGGCTACCCTGCGCCCTGTAGCCTAGTGCGCCCCCGTTATCTATACGCCATACCGCGCCTGCGTTATCTATGAGGATATTATCCGCACTCAAGCCTATAACGTCCCAATTCCCCATAAGGGCATCGGTGTAAAAGTGCGCCTGCGCTTTTTTGACAAAGCCTGCTACGTCTCCCCCACTTGCACGCACCTCTGCAAGGGTCTTGCCCTCTACGAATTTAGCGATTTTGACGGGTTTGCCGTCTGCGTCTATGTACTTCTGAAATTCTGGTACATTCACCCCCGCCGCACGGTAGAAGGTATCTGCTTCCATCTCTGCCAAAAGGTGTTCGGGGTTACTACCACGCTTCATAACATAAAGTACCCCGTCTGCGTCTTTAACGAGCGTAGCACCTGTACTCCCTCCTAAGTCCTTTACATGGGTAAATGCACTCAGATCGGAGGGGAAGAGGCTCTGCGTGGGTTGTGGAGGCGTTACGGAGGGTTTTGCCTGCTTTGCCTTTGCGGGTGTGGGGTTTGCAGACGGTGCGGAACGGAATACGGGAGGGTATGCGCCTTTAGCACGTGGTTCTGTGAGTGCGTCTTTTAGGCTACGCTCCCAACGCACCGCACCCCAAGTCTCACTTTCACGGTATCCTATGAGGTCACGCAGGGTTATCTTCTTATCCGTGTACGCCTCAAATTTTGCCTTGCCCAATACCGCCTTTTGGTAATCCTCGTCCTGCTTCTTAAACCACGCCTCCCCTTGCCATTGACCATTAAGCCACTTGTCATTGAAGCGCACTATGGGAACCATCGCGCAACGGCAATTCGGGTGAGTGCCCATTGGCACGCTTACCTTCCAAATCGTGCCGTGTAGTGCGGTGCATACCGCACAGGTGCGCCTATCGGGTAAATGTGCGTTCCATGCCCACGCCTCCACTACGTCACTATTCGCCTCATACGTCTCTCTCGACACCTCCCTATACGCCCGGAGGCTCTCTGTACGCATTATGGTTTCCGCACGCGCACGGCTTATCTCTACCGCCTTAGAGAGGATACCTGCCATCTTAGACGGAGAGTACCCCTGCGCCAGACCCTCTAATATGGTTTTTTCATAGAGTGCCTTATCCTCCTCACTGTACCCCTTGAATATCTTCTCAAGAGGGGAGTTCTCTCCCGAATAGAACCCCGCCACCTTCCGTATTGCCTCTATGGGCGCATGGTTAAAAACGGCGTCTTGCATCTGCTCTTGTAGCATCTCGTGCGATTGCTGTGCGGCAGTCTCTATGTAGGTCATAACATGACTACCCACCTCTGCCACCGCCTGCGCCGCGTGCGCCTCCACTATGCCGCCTATGGATTCATATAGCATGGAGGCTCTGCGCCTCTTTGCCGCCGCAGACGCCTCCCTGCTAGTCCCCTGCGCGTCTTTGTACTCCTTGCGTGCGTCCTTATAGGCTAAATAGAGTGCCTCAGAGAGGTTATCCTCAATATCTCTCAAACGGTGCAAAGCCCCCTTATCTCTTAACAAGAGGGCTTTATCAAATGCAGTAGAGAGTTCAAAGATATTCACAGGTTACCCCTTGTACGCGGCGAATGGGTTTGTAGACCGTAGTGCCATCTCCTGCTCGAGGCGTTTTAGGTTTGCGTCCTGCTGTGCGGTATATTCTGCAAGGAAATCCTGCACCTGCTGATCATCGTACCCTAGTTCGCCTAGCACCTGTGCGCGTGTTACCCCTAGAGTAAGTTTGCGTGCGGCGGTATCTACCTCCGTATTATCTGCCTCTGCCTCCTCTTTTCGACTACGGGGCGTAACGTCCCGCCAACACACTTCCACACTCGGATCGGCGTACCCGTTTACACTTAGGAGGTAGTTGCCAATATCCTCCCAAACATTACCCCACAGGGTTTGAAGTTTCGCCACCTTTGCCAGTAGAGGGGATTCTGCTGTTTTCAATGCCTCTCCCGAAGGGTAGTTACCTGTGTTGGTAAATAAATGGTGAGGAGGTATGCGCGATACCCTGCTTATCTCCATGCGCCACCCCTCTAACACACCTAAATACTGGTCAAGGCTCCCTGCGGTGAAGGAACCAAAGTTTGCGTTTTCGTTTTCAGTCCACCAAAGCCTATCCGCGCCCCCCACCGCTAGAGGCTTAGGGTTTCCATCCTCGTCCCAATTACCTTCAATACCTGTTGCCCACCTTTGGGGCAAGGCGTAAAACTCCATCCCCACCAAGAGATCGCAACACCCCTTATTAAGGGCATTCTGCAAGGGAATCACGTCCCGCAGTGCGGATACCCCGTACCCCACCGTATCGGGAGAGTGCGCTATGTGGAATACTGGCATCCCTGTCCCTAAAGGTATGATAGGGTTATCTGTGGAGGGGAAGTAGTCCGATAGAGAAGAAGGTACAGTGTAATCCTCTATCTTAAAATCCCCTTTGGGAAGTGTGGCGTACCTGTAACAATGCGCCGCGCCGCCGTCGTCTGTGAACCAAATATTAAGTCTCCATGAGTTTTGAAGAGTGCGCCATACCTTGACCGCTACCAATATCTGCTCTGGATTCTCCGGGTCATAGAGTACACGGAAGAGGCGCGGGTCTTGCCTGTATAGCCTCTGTGTGCCTCCCTGCGTCTCTGCCGCCACTAGGTAGGAATTGCCAAACTTAAAGGCATCTTCGTGTACCTGTATTTGCATGGCGTCAAAGCGCACACTCTCTAGCATCTCCTCCAAAACCTTGCTCTGTGCCTCATCTGACGCCTCTATCTCTTTCACGGAGGTATACGCTGATAGGGTTTCTATCACGCGGGGGCAGTAGTTATCGGCAAACTCTTTGAAGAGTCCCCCAAATACGTTCCTGAATTTCTGTGTGGCGAATTTCAAGGCGTGTTCGCCTTTTACGTAATCCTCATAGAGGCAGAGGAGAGGGTAATCCTCTAGCATCTCCTTATATAAGTCTTTCACGTAGAGACTTTGCTTTAATGCCAATGGGTCTATCATTACCTTACCTCCTGCTATTGTGCGGAATGTACCGCGCCGCCTTTACCTACCATTAAATGCCACCATGCCCCACTAACCCCGTCTACCATGTCATCATGCGCCGCATTGGGGAACCCATCCATCTGCTGAAATAGGGCATCGTTCCACTCGTCTACCACGCAGAATATAATACCGTCTACCAGACGGCTACCCCACACCCCTGCCCTCATCTCTTTAGTGCCCACAGGGTTACAGTTGGATACATGGGTGCGTCTCATACGGGTATGCTCCTTCACCTCCTGATAATACCCCAATTGCGTACCGTTGGACTCAATAATCTGCCTAGTGAGGGGCGGATCGAGTAAGGCTCTATCCATGAGACGGGGCATACCCCTAGTCCATCTCATTTTAAGAGGCTCTATGTGTAGTATGTAGAAGTTGTTTTGGGCGTCTATCCCACAGAGTACGCCTGCTATGCTGTCTGCCGCCGCCTTTTCAGAGAATGCCAAATCCCAATACCTGCAAAGGCGCACCATAGGAGGGAGTGCCTCCCGTCGTATCATACGTAGATCGGTATGATTTAGATCGCCGTCTCCTTCTGGCACAGGTCTCTGCTGATAGAGTGCGGTGAATTGATACGCGCCTATCTGTTTCTCAATACGCCTCAAATCCCCTATGGAGAACCGTTCTCCCCACAGAGGCTCCCCCTCCTCTCTCCACTCATAGGGATTGGTGTTGGACGCTGTGGCAATAGCAGGCAAGTTTACCACCTCCCACGTATTCACCCCCTGCTCCTCCTGCTCCCTCAAGAGACGCCCTACTATGTCATCATCATGCCATCTTGTCATTATGACAATACACCACCCATCAGGCTCAAGGCGTGTATATGCCGTAGAGTTGAACCATCTCCATGTACGCTCCCTAAAGACAGGAGAACGCGCTTCCATATCGTTTTTAATAGGGTCATCTACGATTATGCCATGAAACCCCCTACCAGTCATAGCACCCCCCACGCCGATACTCTTTACCCCGCCACCCGTGCCCTCAATATCCCACATCGTGCCGCCTGTGCGCCGCGCCTCTGTACGCACATCAGGGAATACGTGCGCGTAACGGGGTGAATCTATGAGGGCACGCGATTGGGTAGCGAATTCACCCGCCAATTCAGAGGAGTATGAGGTAATGGCGAGCTTGTGGTCAGGGTGTTTGCCTATGTACCACGTGGGGAAATGGATCGTAGTAGCCACCGATTTGCCATGACGGGGAGGCATCTCTATTACCACGCGGGTAAGTTCCCCCCTCTCCACTCGTTCCAACACCTCCCCAAGCCTGTATATATGCTCAGGGAAAAGGAAGGAGGGATTCACCCACCTACAATAAGGCAGGAAGTGCCGTCGCAGGAAGTCCCTATCAGGCTTCACCTTGTTGCCGCCTTTGAATGTACTCTGCGTAGAGAAGTATGTCCTGTTCGCTTAACTCATTCTCCCCGTCCCCTATAGCCGTGCCAGTAGGGGAGACTGTCCCTTGTATGACCGAAGGTTCCCCCAACGCCTCCGCTTCCATTTTAGTACCTTCTCGTACTAATTGTAGCCATAGCCAATCGGGTATGTCCTTCCCTTCGGTCTGCACCTTCTCTACGCGGGAACGAAACGCACGCACCCCCTGCTCGAATAGGGCACGCCCCGTAGCAGAGTGCCGACGCCTCATATCTGCCACCTGCCTTATGCGTTCCGCCTCTAGTCTTTGCGCCGTCTCCCGTTCGATGTGGGCATCATAGGCACGCGCACGCTCTACCCATTTATTACCCGCCATCCAGTCCCGCCAATTCCCCCCCGCCTTGCGGTTATCTCCCTCCTGCCGCCCTCCGTGCCGTCTCCGCAGGGATTCCTCAAAGGCTTTATCAAGTGTGCGCTCTAATGCGGGTAGGTCACGGTAGCAGGTAAAGGCAAAATACGCCTGCGCTGATTCGTCAGGTTTTTGTTCCCACTCTTTAAGTTTCACGTTGTGCCTCTCTTCTTCCACTCTGCCCGTTCTTTGGATTGCTCTTTGGTTACCTGCCTGTGGCACGGCACACAGAGGGTTTGCAGGTTATCCAACCCACACCCCCCGCCGCCCTTCCATACAGGTAGGATATGGTCTACTTCTGCAAGGCATACAGGCTCGTGGGGTTGTACGCTAATATTAGGAAGTGCAAATCCCTTTTGCCGTAGGGGTTCTGCCCATTCCTCATACTCATCGCGTATTGAACGCATACGTGCCGCGTCAAAGTATACGCCGCCATCTCTGTAGCGAAAAGAGTATCTGCGTATTTGCCTCACTATAAGAGAGGTATCTACCCCACAACGCGCACATACCCCTTTATCACGCTGTGAGACGTGCCACCTTGCTACATTCCAATTTCTAGGTATCTCGTAGATGTTTTGGCACACCTCCCCACAATACGCCCCATTCTTGCGGTGAAGGGGAACCCCGCACACCTTACAACAATATTCCCCCTCATCATTCGGGAGGGTTTTCTCAAAAGGGCGCAGTCTTTTGAAGTAAGGTTCTGTCATTACCTCCCCCCTTCAGGCATCCCATTAGTGTACCAGCGCAGTATTTGCAGAAACTTGTTTGCCGCCTCTGTGCCTAGTGTGCGCTTAACGAATTCTGCCTCTTCCTCACTAAAGAGGAGGGAGATACGAACAAGGGTATTGGATCGCTTTATGAGGGAACGCTCCTCCTCTGTGCGTGCGGCGTGTAGGTTTTCCTCCCTTGTGCGCTGTGCCTCTACCGCCGCAGTTGTAAGGGCAGTATGTAGGGTTTGTGCGCCCTCTACAGTGCGTAGTGAGGTATCCCCTCTCTCTGCGGCAGAGGCGTCTGCATCGTCTAGCATATCAGGCTCCCACGATTGGGAAAACTCCTCATTTTCTAGGGCTTCAGGTGCGGAAATATCCTCAAGAAGTTTATCGAATTCGGTTTCACTCATCATCAGGCTATCTAGTGCCCACCCCTTCGCCCCTAGTCTCTCTAGATCGCGTAGTACCTGCGTAGATAGTTCTATGTCCTCACTACCCCGCGCTCGGTTGTGGCGTAGTGTGGCGATACGTGCCTGTTCGGGTGTCATAGGTACAATAGTGATCGGTATCTCCGTGTAGCCTATTTTCTTAGACGCACGCCACCTATGCTCCCCATCTACGATTATGAAGTTCCCTTCTCGGTCAGGGTCTACCACGCATACTATGGGTTGGGTTATGCCATCTTCTTCCATTGACCGGCAGAGAAGTTCAAAATCGTTTTCGCTTTGGCGATTGGGATTGTAGGAGTTCGCCGTAATGCGATCATGGGTCACGTACTCAATACGTAGACGCTCTAGGGCATTCGCCTGCTTTTGCACCTGTGTGCGTCCCCTACGGGTAGCACGCTGTAGGTCGGCAGGTGTGATATTAGAGGGTGTTTCTGGCATCAGTAAAGGCTCCTTTTCAAATAGGGACGAAGGGAGGGGAGGTATTCGCGCAGAGAGGATTTCTGCTCCGTGATTGCGCGTCTCTCCCAATCAATAGAGAGGGGATCGGTGTCCCCTATGTAGAGTGCCGCACGGCGCACATTCTTGCCTATCTGTGCGCTATGTCCTAATAGGCTACGGTCATACCCTACGTGTTCCACTAAGGAGGGTATGGTAATCATTGCCCGAATACCTTTATCCAAACAATACGCCGTTATGGCGGTATCATCGTGCGGGTAGTTATCTGTGAGTGTTGAGGCGCACCAATCAAGGATTGCGGGTATGTGCCGCACAGGATAGAGCATTGCCTGCCCCCATATTCCCCCGCGTATAGCCACCCACGATCTCCCGTTTTGGTGTTCTACCGTGCATATTTTACGTGGGCAGTAGTAGGAGATAATATCATCAGGGTACACCTCTACGGTGCGCTGTACGGCAGGTAGGAAGTTTTCGCATAGGAGTATATCCTCTTGCAGAAAGAGAGCGTGCGTAGCCTCCGTGCGCGTCTCCCTCAAGGCTTTTAGGTGTGTGGGGTATATTCCCTCTCCCCAATAGTCCAACACCTCCCTAAAGGGCAGGAAGGGACTTTCCTGCACGTTTTCATACTGGAAGGAGAGTTGCTCTCGTATCCTCTCCCAATCCTCTACCCGCGCAGGGTGTCCATTCACACATACATCTATTACCATGAGGGCTTACCCTTCCCCCACACCCCCGCGCCTTTACGGAAGAATTCGGGTTCCATGTACGGCAAGTTATCGTTTTTTTGCGCGAAGGGATCACCATTATAGAGATTCACGGCGAGCTTCTCGTATGAGGAGAGGAGTTTACATTTTGTGCATGGTGACTTATCAGGAAAAGGCTCGGAGGAGTGTAGGGCGTGCTTCCTCAGTACCGCCTCATGGGTAATCGTAGCACGTTCTATTATCCAATCAGGGGCAACGGTAAGGCAAGTCCTGCGAAAACACTCCTCCCACGTCTCCCCTGTGCGCCTCTGTGGGGTTACTGCACGCTTCCCGAACATTGCCGCCGTGCGTATGCCCTCTAGTCTGTTCTCCACTCTGTCAAACCACGCAGGAAACGCCTGCCGCGCAAACTTTAAGGTATTTATTCCTGTTGCACTCATCGTAG